GTATATACGACATATAGTGTATCAGGGTCTGAAGCTGTTGAAGCTACAACCTCAACTACTTTAGCAACAATACCTGATGTTGCACCTGTAAGAGTTGCACTTAAATAACTTGAAGTAGGTGTTGCGCCTGCAGTTGTATTTAATTTAACAAATTCATATTCACCATTAAGAGTAATACCACCCGGTTTTATAACAGCACCTTCCTTATAGATGTTGTCTGCAAATTTTCTCATGTTTTCATTCATGAGAGTTTGTGTTTGTGTTAATTCACGGGCTTGTAATGTTCTACCATCATTGAATAATAATCTATGAAAATTATCACTATCCTTAAAATCATCATGATAGGTAGTAGAGAATGTTGTGTTATTAAATGTATTCGGCATCTTCTATCCTATATTGAAATTACAACTTTTATATCTTCTGTTTGAGCGCTATCTCTAATAACAGCTGCCCTATTATCTATATAAAGTATTTTACCATTGGGTTGATATAGTGTTTGATAATTTAATCTTCCACTTGCGAGTGTAGCATTTTGAGTACCACCACCTCCTGCAGTACCTGAAATCGTTTCACTAGTTGTAAATGTTCCAAATCCTGTTGAATCATTTTGTACTACATAAACTTTTGTATCTGCATTTGATACAAATAATGCTTTGGCACCAGAGGTTCCACCTGTAATTGTTGTGTCATTTGCAAATCCACCAGCCTGAGCAGCATTAGTGGTAACAAGGAATTTACTTGCGTTTACAGCACCCGCAGTTATTGCTGAACCTGCAGAATCAACTGGGTCTTGAATAAGTATAACTTGTCTAAAATCTTGTCCAACAAAGAAGGCACCTGACTCAATACCTGCTGGTTTTGTATTAAACATAAGTGATTTTGACCTTAAATCATTTCTAGGGTCAGCACCTAAACCAGCACCAAATATATCACCTATGACTACTCTTCCTGTTGCAGCTGTTGTTGGTGAACCACCTGAAAATTTAACACCTGCAAAATTATATCCTCGACCCATATCCATGGCACTATCAGCATCTGAATCTAAGAATATATGTGTTACAACACCACCAGTAATTGAGGCAGTTGCAGCCGCACCTGTTCCATCACCTTCGATTGTAACTGTTGGAGCAGAAGTGTAACCTCCACCGCCATTAGTAACCTTTACACCTAATACTTGTCCTCTTACAGCTGCATTTTGTACTGCATATTGTAAGGCACCTACACCAGTTTCAGATGAGTCTGCAAGACGAACAGGTGCAAAATTTGCAGATAAAAAGTTTGAGGCATCTGTTGTTAAAACAGTATATAGATATTTCCATTTATAACCATCAGAGAGTTTTACTGCAAACAATGCATTTTCGTGCACTGGTTTCACAGTTGATGCTGTTTGTACACCACTTGCATTTCTTGCTTCTTGTACACAAACATAAACTCTATTATCTTCTGTAACTATATAATAGGTATTATCACCTATTGTTGTATCATTGTCATCAAATGCATTATATATTGTTCCTGATGTCCAGTTATAACGAGTACAAACAAAAGATAAACTAGCTGCACTTTTAGCAGATTGCAATCCTTGTCTTGCAAGTCTATCATCTCTTATTGAACCAGTTGGTGTTGGCACTGTTTCCGCATCATTCCACGGTTCACTTTTACCAATACCTATATAGTATCTGTTTGTAACACTTTGAGCATCATCAAATAGTTTTCTTAATGTTACCCTTTTAAAATCATTTGTTATAACTGCCATTTTTTATTCCTATTAAGCTACTGTTGTTACACTCTGATTACCAACGAGGAACCAGTTTGCACCGTCCCATACACATTGTGCTCCTTCATTTTGAGCTAATGCAAAAGTGGTACCAGCTGCAAAATTAGCAGGTGTAACTGTAGCAACTCCTGCTCCTTTATTTGTAAATATTTTAAATTCTCCTACAACCGACCCATCTGCAAGGGAAACTGCAAGAGCAGAACCTTTGTTACATATTATAAATGAATGAGCAGCTGAAGCAGCTCCATTGGCTGTAATTGTTGATGCGTCATATGCTGTTCTTTCAAGTAATACAGCACCTGTTCCCTTACCTGTTAAATTTAAACTTACATTTGTATCACTACCTGTTGCAGAAACAATTGGTGGACTGGTTGCTACTGCATTTGTAATTGTAACCATATTAGCCGCTGCAGCAGAGGTTACTAAATCAAATACAACAACTTCATCTCCTGCAGAGTCAGCCAGTGCAAATCCTTTAGATATTTTTGGTAAACCAGTGACTGTTGGTGCAGTAAGTGTTTTATTTGTAAGAGTATCTGTTGTTGCCTTACCTACCAATGTATCCGTTGCCGCCGGCATTGTAAGTGTATTACTACCACTTGCTTGTTGTAATGAAGCAATTACTGGTGTTGTAAGTGTTTTATTTGTTAATGTTTGAGTAGCAGTATCAAGTACGGTTATCCCAGCTGCATCTGGTAATTTTATTTGTCTATCAGCTGATGGATTAATTGCTGTTAATCTTGTTTCAAATGAATCAGCCAGTGAACCTTCAAAAACAACTGCAGAATCCTCAAGTACAACCTGACTTGATAATGTAGTGGCATTACCACCTAAAAAGGTATATAACTCTGAAAAGTTTGCATTTATTTTGGTAGCACCGGAACGAAGTGTATCCCCTGTTCCGTCATTTGCACTTGAACCTGTACTTATTGTTTGTCTTGCCATAAAATATCTCTCTTATATTGTTTTATTTATATCATTTTAAAATGCTTTTCCATAACTATCAAACATTTCTTGGTCAAATGTTTCAAATGTTAGTGAGAAGTCAGGAGCAGTGGAGTCTGTACTATCATCAAATTTGAATGAGTTAGGAGTAAGTATATTTCTAATGTTATCATATATAGCATCAAGTGAATCAATAGCCAAGTCTTGATATGTTGCAATTGTTTCATCAGGATTATTTCTAAATACAACACCTGTAAGTTCATCAGTTTGTAATGTTGTAAATTGTTCAAATGATGTACTAAATGCAGTTGCACCTTCTTGTACCAATGATGTGAAACCAGCGGCAGAGTCTGCAACACTCACAGGCATTGTTCTCAATGCCAGGTCTGCATCTTTTTCTATCAGTACATCAACACTAAAAAAATATCCTGCAGGGTGTACAAATTCCTTATATAATTTTGACCAACTTGATAACGAAAGTGGAACCTTATATAAAATGGAAAATATTTGATTTCTTGCATGGTCCAATATTACCTTACCATCTTGATGGCCAATATTAGACGAGCCTACAGTAAATAAATTTTCTTTTGGAAATTCAATGGTAGGTTCAACACCAAAAAATGAACGAAAGAATTGGTCAGCAGCAACAGCCGTTCCTTTTGTTCTATATAAATCACCAAATCTTCTTATTGAATATCTTGGGTCATCAAACAAACCTACACCTGAAATACCTTGACCTAAT